GCTCTACGGTTGACTACTACGTCTTCAGGAGTTAACGGTGGCATACGGATTACAAGTTTTTAACGCTGACGGTCGAATACAGGTGAGTACAACCGAGATTGCTCCAAATGCTTATATCACTAACATTTCTGCGCACTCTTCGAGTGGGATGCAGTACCCACCAGCAAATACTGCTGCTGGGGATCTTGTTGTGGCAAGGCCTAGCAACACGCCGCAATCAGGAACTACGACAATCTCAATTGGCCAGCCTGTAAATAATGTCGATTACTTTTGGGGGGCCAGTCAGTACCCTTCTTATTACACACCAAACAATGCTGGGATTATTACTGGGGTAATGAGAACACAAGCTGGGTTAGCGGCTCCGTCAAGCGGGGAATACGGCATGGATGTCTATTCAACAAATGGATCAACGGTTTTATTCTCTGCCACAAGATCGACAAGTGTAAGAGTGCTGGCACAAGGAGTGCTTGGCCCAGATAGCACTTATACATACACTCCGTCATCCGGTCTTGATTTTCAAAGAATTTATGCAGTGGTCAATAGCTCAATGATAATCTCACTACCTCAAAATTTTATATTTCCGAGTTGGAACGTCAGCATGGGTTATGTGTTTAGCCCTTACGCACAAACAAAAACTATTCAGGTTCTGAATAGGGTGAATTCTGGCGGTAGCTACGTGACAAATTACAGCGGTCAGTTTCCTTACATGATAATTTACGACAATAATTAGGACAATAAAATGGCAGTTCAATACGCACTGGTTGAAAGCAGTGGAGAAGTACAACATGTTGTGTCGAGTGGCGCGGACTCAGATTATGTTGACGGTCAGACTTATGACGGTTTAGTTGCTGTGCAAGTGTCATCTGAGACTGATATTCATACGCTCATTCAGAGCAAGTATAGACATAACGGAGAGTGGGTAAGTCGGGAGCCACGAAGTAATCAATGGCAAGATTGGATAGATTACGAATGGGCCTTTAATTCCGAAAGATTTTGGACGCATGTGCGTCAGGAGCGGGACGTAAAGTTGGCACAATCCGACTGGACGCAGCTAACAGATGTTACGTTTAATTTAGGCGTAAAAGCCGCGTGGATAACGTATAGAACGGCACTTAGAAATGTTCCGGCTAACAACTCTGACTGTGTATCGATTAGCGATATAGTCTGGCCTGTAAGCCCCTGATATAATTATGATTTAGTTGAGCATTTAAGTATATTTAACACGTTAATTCTTTGTTAATTAGCTTGATTTTCACGTATGATATAGGTATATGGGTATCTGCACTTTCTTGCAGACCCACCTCCGGCAGGTCACTCGCTTCTACGCGAATATAGCCTCCACACAAAAAATCAAAAAGGTAGTTTATTTGTCTTATTCAGTGAGGATGCCCTCGCTCGAAGACTTTGATCAGATCAATGCTTTGGGCGTGTGGTTTCAACAGAATAGTAATTTCTCTAAATGCGGATGGTCAGTAAAAAAGTCCTTACACCTTGTCTATTCAGGATCGCAGGCAGAGTCAAATACTTACATGCGCGTGTGCGAAAAGGACGGCGAGATTGTCGGATTATTTATCGGCAATATTATGGAGTACTGGTTCTCCGAGCAAAAAATTGCACAAGAGCTAGTCGTTCTATTTACGCCATTGCACCGCAATAAGATTACACCTTATCTGACAGAAATGATTAATGGTTTTACAGCATGGGCAGAGGCCAAGGGTGCCGTTGAATCATGTATCGGAATCACGTCTGGTAAAGCTGGAGAGGGTTACCCAAAATTTATCGAGAGTCTGGGCTTTAATAATGTCGGACTCATATTCAAGAAAGAGGTATAGCGTATGTGCGGTGGTGGTGGTGATAATCGAGTCGAAGAGTTGGAGAGTAAACAAGCTCTGGCCCAGCAAGCAGCAAATGCGTTACAGCGTTACGGCGATGTATTTGTACCGCTGGAAAATATGTACATTCAAGACACCCTTAATCGGTTTGGTGAAGATGCATATAACGCAAACGCTGGTCAGGCCACGCAGGGCGCTTCAGCAATATATGAAGGTGGCCTTCAGCAACTAAATCAGGGCGCATTTAATCGCGGTCTTGACCCGACCTCCGGCTCCTATCAGACAGAATCTAGCGCATTAAAAGAAGCCCAAGCGAGAGGCATGGGGTTAGCAGGTGCTGGTGCCGGACTAGACAACACCGACCAAGCATACCAAGGCATTGGTAACGTAGTGAGAATGGGTCAGGGCTTGGCTACCGAAGCACAGGCGGGGAATATATCTCTGATGCAATCAGGACTAGACCGAGTAGGCGCACAAGCCGAGGCTGACTTCGCCAAGTCTAGCTCAATTCAACAAGTCGTAGGTACTGCTGCTGGTATGGGCGCAGGCTATGGCCTCAAGCAGAGTACTGTCTAATGATTGATTACAACAGTTATATAAGCATGCTTAATCCCAATACGGCTAATCAAGTAGAAGACTTTTACTTTCCTAATGCTGATGGTTCCAAGCGTGGCGTACCTACATATTCTGGCGCAGATCTCAATCCTTATTCCGCGATTAACCCAAACAAATATTCAGGAATGGATCGTAAAGACAATCCTGCGGATAAGTTATATGCCGACTTAATTCGTGCGCAGACGAAAGACTATAACCAGAGATTTGCTCCGGTAGAAAACTTTCTGGCAAATGAAATTACGGCCACTGGAACTAGGTCTCTCGCGGGTGATATGACAAGAACACGGGAGGCAGTCACAGGTGCCGGTCAAAACGTCAGAGGCCAGCAAGATCGCTCTTTGGGTCGTTACGGGTTGTCATCTAATAATGCTGGCGCGGGTCAGGGCGAGATCTCTACATTAGTCGGTGGCCTCAACGATACGAAAGCCAGAGACGTTGACCGCCGCACTGCACTACTCACAGGCAGCATGAGCGGTATCGCGCAAAACGCGAAGGGAGCAGGAAAATGACAATCTTAGCAGCGGGCTACGGGCTTAGAAATCTAGCAGGCAAGGGCATGGCAAGTGTGGCTAAGGCTGAGTCAGTTGAAAATCAACAACAGCTAGCCATCGATCAAGCCAAGCAGGGTCAAACGACACAAACTCTATCGACGGGAACAGGTATTGGGGCCAGCTTCGGTGTCAATAAAGTTTTAGATAATGCGAAGACCGCAAAAGACGCTAACGCCGCACTTAATAAATCGTTTACTGGTCAAGGCACTGTTGGCAACTCAGGTGGAGGTCTTACGTTTACGCCTGATCCGACCCTTAATGCAGCAGGAGAGTCAGTGGCAGGCAAGACGCTCACTGGCGTTGACGCTACTACAAAAATCAACGAACTTGCAGCAACCGCCGACCTTGCTACCGCAGGAGAAGTGGCCGAGGTGGCGCAAGTTGCCACAGAAGCAGTAGCAGTAGGCGGCGAGGTAGCTGGCACAAGTGCTGTAGTTGCCGAAGCTGGCGCAGGTGCTGTAGCTGGTCAAGCTGGTGCAGCTACTGCCGCAGCTTCAGGTACTGGCACTGCCGCCACTCTTGGAGCAATCGCTGCACCCGTTGCAATAGGATTAGGTGTTGCATTTCTTCTTTCTGAATTATTTGACTAGGTACTAACGATGGCTATTAACAATTATGGTGGTTTTGCTGAAGGCTTCAAAGGTGGCTTTGGGTTAGTCAACGATGTGATTGATCGGAAGAACAAGCAAACTAATATAGAGGACGCGGCTGAAACTCAGAAAACTCAGTTTGGCTTAACGCTAGATCAGAAAGCAGACGAGGCAGCGGCCACCGCCGCTTACCGGCAGGATGATTTAAAGATAAAAGGCGTAGCAGCTCGTCAGGCCGCAGGGCTTAATGCAACAAGGGCCAAAACTGCCGGAGTAACAGCGAATACTGCTAGCATAAACGCGAAAACAGCACAGAAAAAGCAGGACGATCTAAGTGATCCAACCAGCCTTGCTTATCAGCTCAAAAAGCAGGAGATCGATAAAGGTAAAATAGATCAGAAAGAACTTGAGAGAACAATCGCGGTCGCGACTCGACAAGACGATAATTTGACTTCAGCGTTTCGCATATCTGAACTGTACAAAGCGGTAAATGATAGTGGTGGCATATATAGCGATGCGCTCTATGACCAAGCAATGGACGCTATTGATCAAAACACAGGCACCAACTTTGCACTGGGTTACCTTAGCTCTGATGCGGCACAGCAAGATGTAGCAGTTTTGGACGAGTTTATTGCGGGTCTAGCCACTGGGGGTTCTGTAGAGGCAAGCCCCAATGTTCTGAAAGCATTCGATCAGACATTCAATATTAATCAGTCGGCTAACTTAGGTGCAACGATCAACGCTGACTTTACAAACGCGCCCCTTGCCATGCAAGCAGGTGGAAAGTTTGGTGATTATAAAATTATAGGTCAGGGATTGTATCAGCTAGATAACCAAACCCCCGCGCCAGTTAATGGTAAGCAACAGCCCTCTGCTATAGGCGGCACGTTATACGTAATGACTCAAAATAACCAAGGCCAGATGATCCCTTACTTTCCTCCGCTAACGTCTGGACGGAGTAATAAAAATAACACACCTTTGGCCATTAATATGGATCATGCCTTGTCGGCTACAGCAGGCAAAGCCTACATGATTCAGCAAGTAGGGGCGAAGATCAAACCCCTAGTGAGGGATGCCTCGATAAAATCCAAATTTGGCGATAACGAAGGGGGTAACGGTGTCGCTGAATATAACGCGGAAGTTGACCGCCGTATGGATCAAGCCATTAAGGGTTTGCAGGGAGGCAGCACCAATATATATCTGGGTTCGGACACGGGATTGACTAACCAGCAGCAACTGGAGCCTAAGGAGCTGGACAAGATGCGGGCGAGAGTGCAGGAACACTTAATATATGGTCAGGTTAAGGAGCCACAGAAGCAACAAGTTATGGATTGGCTGGCGGCAGAGGAAAGCGCGTTAAAACAATTTCGAGTCAAGGGCTTGAAGAACCGAGGTGAAAAGACGCTAGGAGAAATTGTTCCACCGAATGCTTGGACTCCGCAGTTAATCTCAGCCCTTTCGACCCAGATAGGTGAAGGCAAAGCGGATACAGATGGAGCGGCTACTAGCGAACTAATTGATCGAGAGCAGTTCCTACAGCAAATGGGCGCTCTCAATCTGACATCCCAACTGGAGTTTTAAATGCCGATTAATTCTATCAAGCCTCAGGACGATGATGCCTATTGGGACAAGTTATACGCTGAAGAAGACACGCTGCCTAAGACATATAATCAGGCTGCTCCAGAGCCTGAATCAGGTAATTTTGTGCGCGGCTTAAACGCTAGTGTCAATCAAGCTCAGGCGCTAGGGGGAGGCCTAAAGGCGGCAGTTGGCTCTCTTGTTGGGCAAGATGACTGGGTCGCTTCTGGAATGCAGGACTATGTCCGAAATATGGAGGAGGCTGAAGGATATGCTGGCGATGTAATGAGCGTTACAGACATCGAGTCTGTTACAGATGCTTCAGCATGGATGGCTTACACGCTAGGCACATTAGTACCTGATGTAGTTAGCGCTGTAGCATTAGGCGGTGTGGGCGGGGTAGTTGCAAAATCGGTAGTAAAAAAAGGCGCACAAAAATTTGCCGAAGACAAAGTAGAGAATGCAGCACAAGAATTGTTGCAGGCTGGCGTAGAGAAAGATGCTGCCGCATACGTAGCCGAGTTTATGGGTACAGCCATAGTCAAAGACCAAATTAATAAAGCCGGTGTTAAGACGGCTATAGCAACCTCTGCCACCTATGGAGGATTACAGGGTACTGGTGCATCGTTTGCAAGAATACTTCAAGAGACGGGCGTTGAAGCGCCCCTGACTGCACTAGGTGTTGGTATCGTCACGGGTGGGCTAGAAGCACTTCCGTTTACCAAAGCATTTGATGCTATGTTTCCGTCGAGCATGAAAAAAGATTTCCAAGAATACATTGCTGCCGGAATAACTGAAAAAGGCACTTGGGCAACTCAAGCAATAAAAGATGCATACGCTATAGGACAAATTAGCTTTGCCACTGAAATAATACAGCATATTGTAGATGAAGAAGCTTTAGTTTGGGTTAATAACAACTTTTCGGAAAACGAGGCCATGGAGTATTCGGCTTTGCTTACCGATGAGCGCAAAAGAAACGAACTAATTAATGTTGGTGCTACCAGCCTCCTAATGGGATCTACACTTGCCGCAGGCACTGTCGCTGGAAAAACACTCACAGGCCAGTATAACCAGCAAACTAATTTTGGCGATCAGGCCAAACCTGTTCGCACTCAAACTGCAAATGATCCAGACCTTCGCCTCAAGGTAATTTCTGTTTTAGACCGCTACAAAGCGGCCTCTGAATCAGGACAAACACTCAATGGATCGCCTATTGATGTTCAGGACACTGGGGTTAGCAATGCTGATTTCTTGGCTGGGGAAACTCTGCCAGACAACACAGGGGTAGAGTCTACCAGCTTGGTTGACTATGACGGCACACAGATAGATATCCCGAACGATCAACCGCCTAATCTCTCTGTAGAGCAGGGTGGAATCACGGTTGATTCGCCCCCTGCGATTGGAAGATCACCTGAAGATGACATAGTCGATGGCTTTCCACTCGCACCAGCTTTTGGAGCGACAGTCGTAGCTGATGGAACGAGAGACGCAGGGCCAGCACATACTTGGGACGCTGAAATCTCCCCTTCAGATAAGCCCTTAGGCGACCAGTTGATCCAGTTATCGGCAGCAGCCTTGACTGTAGAAGCTCAAGATCCTAATAACACCGATGTAGTCGTTGAGGCCATTGATCAAGATGATATTAACCGGCTGTTTGAGCGGAACAATACATTAAAAATTCGGCAGAACAAAGATGATACCGAAGGCCTAGATCTTCCAACCGTTGACGAGGCTTACGGCGAGACCGCTCCGGCGGTGACTAATACCGTTGGAGGCATCATGTCCGACCTCTCAGCGGCAGGTGTTCCTACTAGCTTTATTGATGCAGTCACGGGCATCTATGTCCACCAAGAGTCTCAGATAGATGCGCCAGCCATTACAGGTACTGGATCTTTTGGCATATCAATTAATGCGGATTTAATTGACGGGTCTATGACTGATCCCGCGCAACTAAGTGAGCTAGGCTGGAGTATGACCCATGAGGTTTATCACGCCGCTGACTTTAGCATGGGGTTAAGTGACAAAGATCCTCAGTTTGGTATTACGGTTGATAATGATGCGGCTCAACCTTCTGTAGTGATGGGTGACATTATGCAGGAGCTTTACAATAACTGGGCTGGTGACACTGAGCTAGGCGCTCGTTTTGATTATCCGTTTAATGACTTAGCTGCCGATATAAACGATCTAGATAAAGAGAATGCTGGAATAAATAAACGCTACAGACAAGAAGCGTTTGCGCAGTTGGGCGCTCTATTTCACTCGAATCCAAAACAGCTACAAGAGCAGGCTCCCTTAGCGTATACTTTTATAAAGAATATACGAGACGCAAACCTGCAAACGGCCCTAGCGCCAGAGGCAAATAATGCAAACAACAATAGTCAAACAGAAGCCAATTCCTCCGAACCTTCAGGCGTATCAGGACAAGTACGGCCATCGCCAGTCACCGGAAGCGTCGAGAGCGCACTCCCTGATGCAGTTAGACCAGATGGCGAAGAAGGCTCTGGAAGCGGGAGAGCCGATACCGCAGTGGAGGGATCGCAGCAAGACGCGCCTGAACAACGTCAACGATCAGCAGTACAAAAGCCTGACGTAGCTAATGATACTCGCGGCCAAGGCAAGCAATATCATGGCACTTCTACTCCAATTAACAAGCTGTCTGAATACACCTACGGCTCACTCAACATCTACGGGCAAGGTCTTTACACTACCGATGCTATAGATGTTGCTGGGGGCTATAGCAACAAAGGCAAAGGTGCAGCTCCTTCCATCTACTCCGTTACCCCTATTAATGCTCCACGCCTGTACGATTTAGATTCCGAGATTACTCTCAAAGACCGTAACATCGTCGAAAAAATATTAGAAGATTCTTATCCTCTCGATGAGAGTGATGCGGGCGTTAAGCTGCACGAAAAGACGCTCGGCAAAATATTGGATCGCGTTCGGCAAGAGTCAGAGGAGAGCGCTGACAATATCCAAGCAGACTTCGACAGCATTGTAGGCTATCTTTCCAATAATGGTTATAGGGGTTACAAGCATATAGGAGGCAAATTTACTAACTCAACTCCGCATAATGTAGAAATATACTGGTTTGCTGATACAGACATTAATCTTGAGAATACAGATCCTAAGCAGCTTACTCCTGAGCTTAAAACCGTTGCGGCTGAACCAATTACCCGTACTGAAGTTGTCCTCAAAGCTACTGACAAAAAGCCTACTTTTAAGAAAGCTCTGAACTGGGAGGATACTGGCAATCACGTTGTCACTTTCCCAGACGGTGACCGCTATGTCTTGTATTTTGATGACGATGCATCCCAAGATAGAAAGGCTGATGATGACGAGGTCTATTACACCTCAGAGGATGGAAAGTTACTTGGGGCTGATGCATTGCTTGGTGAGACCAAGGCAGAGACCATTGAATTACTAAACGACTACCGTAAAAAATTAATGACGGCGGGAGAAAATTCATACAATCTCCCCCTTGACCCAGATGTGGGTGCGGAAATCGAGGGTAATGCTTGGTCATTCATTGATGACAAGGGAGAAGTAACCGAGAAGCAGTTACGTACCAAGTTCAAGGCTCTTAATGACGATCAGTTTGAGAATCTTACAAACCGGCTATTAAATCAAGAGGCCGCAGAAGACACTATTATCCTAGAGGACGGTAAGTACCTCTCCGCTGACTATGTTCTGGAAAGAGACTACGGTGGTATTGATGATATGAATTTCATCAAGAAGGGTTCTGAATATCTATTACAAAAGTCTAGCGGCCCTGTCGGTGAAAAGAAAACACTACCTGTAATCAAGATCACGCCAACTACAAAAGATCCTTCTGGTGAGGTTAAGCGAATGACGGATATTGTGGCAAAGCATCCTGAAGCTTTGTCCTCTCCTGAAGCGTGGTTGGCGTTTGAGCGTGACCTGACAGGCACCAATGAGACCCTTGCCCCTCCATACGGTCTTATCCGACTATATAACGATATAGACTCATGGGTCTCTTTGCATTCCAACCTGACACCCGAACAGCTTGGCGCGGCTGACCGAGGCCTTGCCACCACAAAAAGAATGAAAGAGCTGTATGCCTCTGGTCAAGCCACTCCGAATGCCACAGCAAAGCTAATGTTGTGGGGCTTATTGTCCCGCAGACATACCGCCTCAGGCCAAGAGGCTGGGTTCGTAGACTTAATGACAGGCAGCACAGCGGTATCCGACTTGGCAGACAAGGCGCTAGCCGGAGATGTGTCGGATGCAGACGTAAAGGCTTGGGAAAAACAGGCAACCAAGTTAATTCCTGAAGGCTCCTTTGGCCGGACGGGTGTGTCCAACGCCAATGACTTTGGCAGATTGATGCAGAAACTAGCAGCGCCGTATGATGAAAATATTACTAAGTTACAAAAACTCCACGACCTGATGGCTAGTGATCTCCCTACAAAAGAGGTTCGTCACGAATTTCATATGTTAGTGCAGGGGTCGGGAATTGATAACAAAGTATTTTCTTTTAACATGCTAATGATTGGTCGGGATGATGTCGTTATCCTTGATCGTATTCAGCTAAACTCAATGTGGGATTCTGAGCGCTACGGGAAAAAGATTTACGCAGACATTGCTGACGAATTCAGTGGGTTACGTGGGCTAGCCCGATATGAGGCTATTGAAACTTCACTGCAAAACAAAGTTAAAGACTTTTACAAAAAGCTTGGTCGGCCAGAAGATGCATCGGTAGGTCGTTATCACTGGGAAAGCTGGGTGAGAGACTCAGGTCAGGTGGTCGCACACCCGACTATGCAGGGTCTAGAGAAAGATATTAAGGGAGAGTCAAGCCCTTACGCTTTTATTGGCGCTCCAGAAGGAAAGATGAATACATACGCCTACTCCGCAATATACGGGAGAGACAATGAAGGCACCCCTTACTATGTTTACCCCGATTCTAAAGGCACCTTCCACAGATTTAATTTAGATAAGTGGGATGTGTTTAAAAAAGAGATCCAGAAGCCTCAAAATGGTATAGTGGATAAAAGCTTTAGAGTAAGCCATTTTGATAAAGGAACACCATGGTATGAATCAGATCAAGTCAACAGGCAAAAGCTCGACGAACTCGTCGAATCTTACGCAGAAAGAGAGGCAGCTGAAAGAGAATATGCTTCTGAAAGAGCTGTTACAAGTAGTGCCACCGATGGCACCGGACTCGCCGACAGACGAAAGCAAGTCTACCGAAGCCTTCGTAGTGCCGCGACACCTGATAGCGGGAGTGGCAGAACTGAAGGAGGGATACCCAGACGCTTCCGACGAAGAACTGGCAAACATTCTCAAGTACTCGTAGCAGGACAGAAAGTATCCGGCTCCAAGCGAGAGCTTGAGACATCAGCCAAGGCGGCACTACAGGAAGTAGAAAGCTTTAACGGCACAGTCATTGAACTGGCCTCAAACAAAACCAACGCAAAACTATTCGCAAGCAAAATTCAGGCTGGAAAGGATGCAAGTCCTTTCGGTGCTGCTGTCTATATGTACGCCGAATCCGACTATCAGAACATGAAAATGTTTATGACTGAGGATGGTTCAGCGGGTATAGCTGTCGCAGATGGCGATACTATTGTCTCTCTTTATAATACCGGCACCCACAAGAACGTAACCTATTCCCTAGCTTCCCTCGCTGTTGAGGAGGGGGGGCTGTACTCTGATGCATTCGACACTCAACTGCCCTATATATATCAGCACGTTGGGTTCAGGGTTACCTCCCGCCTTAAATGGGATGACACTAAGGCTCCTGACAATTGGGACAAAGGTCAATTTAAAGTCTTTAACAAGGGCGAGCCTGACGTTGTATTCATGGTCGTTGACCCTAATTACTTTGGCCCATACTCAAAAGATGTTGGCTACTATGTAGAGGACTATGATGAGGGCATGCGCTCCATTCGTGAGACTCGCAGGCCTGAGCAAGAAAGAATATCTCCCAAGTTAAAGCAAGCGGTGCAGGATCGAATTGATCGAAACATTACTGCCGCCGAGCTTAATGACATCTTCAGAAAAGAAGGTCGTTATGTTAAGCCCATGCATCCCGATATGATTGCTCCGCTAAAGGCTGACTCTCATTACACCAATGCACTTGCCATAACAAACAAAGAAGGTGTCGATAAAAAGACCGGCAAGCAGAAGCCAAGGAAAGAAACTTACTGGATGGCTGATGCGCTGGTAGACGGAGAGAGATACGGGTCTCGACTAGACATTCCAGCCTACAAAGACCCAGATAAATATGAGCGGGCTGACATCGTTACAATGCACACGCCGAAGCGCAACGGTAATAATGTATCTGCTGGCGCAAGGCTTGGGTACTATCCTACGGTTCAGCTTCGAGGCGTTTTGTTTTCGTCACCAGAAAAAGCCACCACTAAAATTGCTATTGGCGCAGAAAAAAATACTATCGCGACCATCGAAGGTAATTACGTTGCGGCAGACCATGAGCAGAACAGACTAGACTTTATAGCCGCCATGGATGATCCGGCTTGGACTCAGGTCTCAATGAATCCAGAGCGTCATTCTTTCTACTACGATCTAGCAACGCAAACTCCTGTAGTTTCGGCTAGTGAAGTAATTCAGGTAGGAAACTTAGTAATAGCCAAAGATGTTGTCTATGACGATGTTGAGGAATTCTCATACATCAAAAAGAAGCAAACCAACAAAGAAACTAACACCCTTGATGATGGTTCACCATCTACCAGCCAGTTTACTTACAACGATGAGATTGACTTACAGACATACAACCTGCGCCGTTTCAAGGCCACCAAGACATACAAGTCTTTAGTCGATAAGTATGCGCCCATGGAAGACTTTGAGCGGCAGGCGGCAGAATACCTAGAATATGGCCGTCTTCCCGCACCTATCTCTCCACGCGATCAAGAAAACCTAATGCACGGTAAGGTGCAGGAAGATCTAAAAGCGTTCAATGAAAACTTCGTAGATCCTATTGGAGACATGATTGCTAAGACTGGAGTAGATGTTGAGGCCGTTGGCTTGTATCTGTTAGCCAAGCATGCCCCAGAAAGAAATGAGGCAATTGCAGAGCGAGTGAAGGCACAGCGCGAGAAGAATATCGCTACTACCGAGCGGGAGATTAATCGGCTCTTGGATGATGTTGGTATTGATCATACTGTTGCTCTCGCCACCCAAAAGAAAAAGCTTGAGGATTACAGAACGCTACCCTTACCGTTTGAGGGAACCGGTTCGGGCATGACAAGCGAGCAATCTCAGTCAATCCTAAGCTTTGCTGAAAGGGACGGCATGGCAGAAGACATGGAAGCCATTGCAGGAAAAGTCTACGAGATGATGGACTATCAAAGAAACCTCATGGTCGAGTACGGTCTTCTCGATGAGGCATCCATGGAAGACTGGTTGGTGAGGTACAAGTTTTACGTCCCCTTAAAAGGTTTCTACGATGCCTCTGATCCAGATAAGTTTAAGAAAGGAACAGGAACCAAAGGGTTCTCTATAGTCGGCAGCGAAAGCATGAAGGCAAAGGGTAGAAAGACACTGCCTGCCAACCCGTTGCTGAATGCTTTTGAGGATGTTCAGAAAAAAATAATTCGGGCGAGAAAAAATGAAGCATCCCAAACCTTACTAACACTGCTTAGTGATCTAGGTGATAGCCAGTCCTACAATATATACAATAACAAGTATCGCCCAATGATGGAAAGCGACCCATTGACCATGCAAGACATGAAGCAAATGTCAAAAGATACAAGGGCCAATGGTGACCGAAAGTATATAGAGGTTAAGAGGGGTGGCCAGACATTCTTTATTGAGTTCAAGAGTGACACGCTAAATGCATCGCTGCAAAATATGGCTGTGGATGGATTAGATAAGGCCAATAAGACAGTCGAAGCCGTTTTTTCAGGCCTCACCCGATTCCAAACCTTTCGCCGCAACATGCTGATTAACTACAACCCGTCTTGGGGATTAGTTAACCCGATCCGAGATGTGCAGACTGCTCTGATGTTTGCCTTGTCTGAGAGTGACAAGCTAGGTGGTCGGCTTAACGGGAAAGGCGTGGTTAAAGAAATGACCAAAGAATACTTCCCGTCCATGCAGGCTTTGTACAGGTTTTACAGGGACAAACCAGCAAGGGAAGGCAACGAGTTGGATAGATATGCGGCTGAGTTCCATGAGGACGGCGCGGCTACAGGCCTGATCTTAATGAAGGATCAGGGAGAGCAGTTAAGGATAATTATAAATAAGCTCAACAAGAGTCCATCAAGGGAGGCTATCAAATCTGTCGGAAAATTTGTTGAAGACTTTAACACAACCATGGAGAACGCTGTTCGATTGTCGATCTATGTCGCATCTCGCAGATCTGGCGTTGATAGGGCTACGGCAGCGACCCTAGCCAAAGACGTAACGGTTAACTTTAACCGTAAGGGTGAGTCTACCGCTACAATAAATGCGCTATATCTTTTCTTTAACGCAGCAGTTCAGGGTAACGTCAATATCGCTCAGGCTATGGCCGCTCAAGAGAGGGTAACCGAAAATCCAGATGGGACAAAAGAGTCTAAAAAGCAACGGTTCACAAAGGCAAGAGCCGCCGCCACGGGGTTAGTTGCAATGGGCTATGCATTCTCACTCATTAACCAGTGGAATTCTGAAGAGGATGATGATGGGGAACTAAAATATCAAGACATCCCTGAGCATTCAAAGAACCGTGTTCAGCTCATTATGCTTAACTCTACCGAGGGGGCGGCTATCCCTCTGTCCTATGGATATAACTTCTTTACCAACATAGGTCGTTTGGGCGCTGAAATGCAGTCTGGCGTGACAAGTACCCCTGATGCGGCAATGGCCCTAGTTGATAACTTTTTTCTTAACTTTGTTCCCATTACCCACTCGAAAGGTGATTCAGTTGAGGAGAACCTTAGAGGCTACTATCCTGACATTTTAGAAGTTCATCTAGATCTAATGGCTAATAAAAACTTCTTTGGCAGCGACATATATCAGAAACAAAACCCGCTGTTCATTCCGAAGGCTAGGTCTCATACGGGCCGCAAATCAACGCCAGACGTTTACAAGAACGCTACCGAGTTTTTAAATGACGCTACAGGAGGAGATATGTATCGGGAGGGCAGCGTTATGGGTTTCAACACCTCATTTAACCCAGACAAGATCAAGTATATTTTTGACTATCTTGCGGGTGGTTTGGGGCGTGATGTAGTGAAGCTGGGTGATCTGGTTGGCAAGGTTGCTAGCGGCAATGCCGATGAAATCACCGCAAGGTCTATTCCTGTTGTTGGCACATTCGTAAAGGAAACTTCAGATTACGAGGATAGATTTGAATGGTATGATAATTTCACGTTCATAAGGCAGGTCAACGCAAGATTCAAGACGGCTCAAGAGGATCTTGATACCGATGAGTTAACGCGATTACGTCAGGACTATAAGCATTACGGGCAAGTCATGGGAATGCATAAGCTGGTTGAGAAGCAAATGAGGGGATATGCTAAACAACGAAAGATAGAAGAGCGATTCAATACTAACGCCGATGATCGTACAATGAAAATACAGTCATTGCTCGATAAAGAGAACAAGCTGGTTGACCACTACAATAAGGCCTTCAGAAAAGCTACGGAGCTATCAAAGCAATAGACTCCGTAGCATCTCTAAGAAACTGAGGAGAGCTAAATAAGATCATCCTTCGCGATCATAGTTAAACCGAAAAGAACGCACAGACATACAACGACCATTGAGAAAAGTCCTAAAGAAAGTTAAGTGGGGTACTACGTAAGAGGGAATATTATACAAGTACGGGATAGCTAGTAAAAATGCTATCTAGCTATCCCGTTCATGTATTTACTGCATGATAATACTCTAATTAACCATTTAAGGTTGTGGTACACGGATTAAATTACTACGCTTTAAAGTGTGTTAAGTCATTGATTTATATAGCAATGTCCTGAGCAACCTTGCCAAGGTTGGGGTCGCGAGTTCGAACCTCGTTTCCCGCTCCATTTACACAAATCCTCCTATTAATCAATGGGTTATGGGGGTTAGGTGGTACCTCAACCTTATCTGGGTTGGGGCCGCCTACTGTTTTACTGTGTTTTCGAATCGTAAATTTAAGGTTGGACTACCCCCTTTTCGCACTTGGGGAAGCCCTTTCTTACGCAATTTTGCAGTTGAACTATAACTGCGCATGCATCTCATCTAGTCTTCTCGACACCTTCTTCTTGTGAGCCTTGTTTTGGTGAGCGTAACGCGCAACCGAGGCTGGAGTTGACCACCCTCCCTGAACCATAATTTCTGACTCAGTGCTTCCATTTTGCACATGCCATGTCGCAAACGTATGCCTAAGCGAGTGAAAACGCACCCAAGGAGGTAATCCAGCCAGCCTTACGGCCTTTTTCCATGTCGGATTGGTCATAGAGCTTCTACAAAACGGGTTGCCCAGTGACTGATGGCGATGATTCCGCCCCAGCATCGTAGACCACTTCGACTCGCCGCCTTGAATAAAGACGTAATCCAGTGCTGGCCGAGCCGGATTAGTACCGTCTCGATACAGATGAGTTTTTAGGTCAGGGTATGTTTTTAGCAATTGTTCCCGCACCTTTAGCTGCATTTGTAGCACTTTCCTCGCCTGAGGATTTACCTGAATATTATGGGCTTCGCCGCCTTTCATATGTCTAGAAGGAATATTAATCTCCTTTTGATCAGGAGATATCCATTCCCAGAGCATCATCCGAACATTAGAATTTCTTAATCCGGTGGCTAACGCCATTCTCATCATCGAGGCACGAAGAGGATCAAGCCAGCGGATTAACTTTGCCGCATCTTCCAATTCGAGCCATTCCTCACGCTTTACCTCTTCCTCCATCTCCTCAAACTCAGGGAAGTCATCAAACTTTACACTCAGCCTCTTGCGCGAAAAATTACATAGCGCCCTCAAAACCTTCGTGTAGTTATTGATGCCACAAGGCCCAAGACCCTTATCATTCCTCACCGATTCGGTCATATCAAACGCATCGAGAGAATTGATCGAGGACATTTGCCTGCCCTTAAAACGTCCAGACGTTTCATCCCAAACAATGCTTAACTCCGGTCGTTTACTGTGGTACTTCGGAGAATAGGCATACACCTTTTTTGTCTTTTTATCTAACAGACCTTTCGGTTTATCATCGGCCATCCACATGACGCAGTGGCGCACCGTCTCCGACTTTGCGTTACCAAACTTCTTTGTAGGTGCGTTTAAGTATCGTTTTGCTGCTTCTTCAAAAGTCATAATCTTCTCCATTTAAGTGGACTTTAAAGCGTAGAAGCGCATTTAATATATCGTATGCACTTCTATTTATCAAATCTTTGGCGCGATATTCTTTTTTGCAGGCGAGGGATTGAGCTAAATGCAGACTAAATCATAGCCATGCTCACCTTCGAGCATATAATGGCCTTCGTCCGTAAACATTTCGGTAGCGGCTTCATTTCCCAGATCTATCATGGCGATGACGGGGTAGTCAGCATGCTTCCCCATCTCTTTTATCAAGCACACCCGCATACCACTGCGGGTACACAGCGAACGGCTCCACGGGATTCCGAGCTGGGGATCATTTTCAATAAGCTGTTTGACTCGTTCAGACATAGCATTTCCTTGTAAGTAGCGGCTCGTTTCAGGGGACTGGTGAGCCAAGCCAGCTAACGGGCGGGTTCATGAACCGCCCCCCTTAGGGGAAAATCATCGTCTTTTCTGCGCGTCATGCCGCGTGAGATTATATTTTTTCGGGGCATTGACCGAGAGCATCGCTTGCGGGATCATCTGTTCGGGAACTAGATCACCGCGCCCGCAGGCCTCGCAGAACTTCTTGGTTTTTAGGTGCCACTTTTGAACGCCCACCATCGAGACATTGACATCATCTTTGAGCCAGATGCCTCCATCTCCCGCAGTCATTAAATGTTCTACGACCCCGTCTTTTGAAGTCACATTTACGACCGCAGTTTGATGACCCCGATAATCCTTAACCTTTCGAACCCAAAGGCGATGCTCGAAGCTCCCCTCAAGATTTGCAGGGTCAAGGTTCTCACCACCATATAGGATGCTATCCACAGAACGTGTGATTCGTAATGGCATTGCGGTCTCCTAAAACGGGATATCGTCATCTGGCAAATCGGCAACAGGTGCCTGCCCAGTTGGCGCATTAGCCCTCTGTGGTGCAGAAGGTTTGGCACCGGAGTCAGTAAAAGCTTTTAGGTCGGGCATATTGTTGCCTAACCATGCGCCTTTAATATGCAGGCAGGGTGCGCCCGTTGATGTCTTTTCGGCATGCCCTTTCCAGTTCATGCGCATAGTTTCGGCACCGGACTGGTTCAGGCCTTCTTGGAGCCAGTCAATAAGGTTCTGGCCGATTTGTAAAAAACCATCATAGTCATGCGCTTTGTCATCGGTTGCCCATGCTTGCCCTTTTTCTCGCAAAGTAGCCAGACGCGCCAGCTCCATTTGCTTCTTTTCAGGGGCTAATTTATAGAGTCGGCCATTTCCAGCCTGTACTTCAAAAGTTTGTGTTTGTTGCATCAGTGTTCTCCGTGCGTAATTGATATTTGTGTTGAGCCATTGGTACGCCTGAAATTCTCAAGCTGCTCGTCTTTTTCTAGCATTGCCTCTTCACCACCTAGAAATTCAAACGCTAGCTTGAAATCGATAGGAGGCGTTTTCTTGGTAATTTTTACGAGCGTCAGGCCGTTGCTCACGCTTGCTGAATACTTTGATCCGATAGTCTTTTTTAATGTATCTGACATTTCTGATAGCTCTTTTAAGCTTGCTAGCTCGTCACTGACACGGCTTTTGATATCAGCTATTCGGGCATGTACCTTGCTCAACTGATTTAAATCTTCGTCTGTCTTAACCGTCTCGAAATCATTCTTAACGATAGGATCGGTGTACAGCATGCGTGTATCTTCATGCTCATACTGAGATTGAATATGTCGATACCAAGCGTGATAAAGATCCAGCCGAGAGATCGTTCCCTTGTC